AAATTTTTGTAAATATACGATTTTTAAATTTTTTGATTTGCGCCAAATGAAACACCAAAACCAATGTCAGTAATTTCTCCGGTCGCTTGTGCGGTTTCTTTAGGAAATGGCGCTATTGAACAACGGCAGTTAATTACCTCACTAGCCGGGCCGCTTGGATCTCCTGGGTACATCATTAAAGCACCCCCAACCATAAACGGCTCATTTTGAGGAACTGGCTCACTTGCACCCGCTTCAGCGTGAGTAGACCTTGTTCTGTCATCAAAAGACGCAATCCACTCTTTCATCATATCGGCCGCCGGAAATACTGTGTTTGCAGATTTTAAAGTTGCAAAGTTTGCAGCACTTGTTGCCTCTGTTCTAACTAATCGCTCCGATTGAAACGCCGAATACCTATTGAATTGGCTTCTTAAAATCCTAGTCTTTTCGGCAATACCTAAATTTTGAAATTCTAAATCAGTCATTAAATTTTGCGTAACCTTTACAAGTGTTGCCTTTGCAGTTCCACTTACTAAAGTAACCCTTTCAGCACCTACGGCAGAGCCATAAGACGCAAAAGAATTTTGCCATTCATCAACGTATTGATTAGGATTAACTCCCTTTTTTATGTATTTATCAAAATTTCTTGCATACCATTTAGCAAATTGTAAACCAATATCAGAATATAAATCACGATAAATTTTAAGTAATTCGCTTGTACTAAATAAAAGTTGAAAAGATGTTTGACCACTAGACAAAAAAGATTCTGCGCCTTTATAGTATTGGTTTTTATAGTATCGCCTTACTTTAGAGGATTGCCTTTTTTCGGCCTTGTCTAATTCCTTTTCAAAAGCCTTTTGCCATTTGTCTTTGTCTAACCTCAATTAGTCGTCTTTTAATTTGTTTACTTCTCTAATTGCCCAATCAACCCCGGCAGTTCCACCCCATAAGTTCCAGGCAACGTAACCGTTGTCCTTCCAAGGCTCCCCCTTATATTTAGGGTCAATCTTTGCGTTTTCTCTGTGGCGGTTAAATTGCGCCATTCTTTTAACAACATCTAAAGAAATGTTATCTCTGTTTGCGAGTTGCGATGCTCTACGCCAACCGACCTCAGTTCCCGCAGTAACAACATCACGCCCATATTTTTCACGCCATTCAATCATCCTTTTAGCGTTGTTGGTCGCAGATTGAGGATAATTATTATAGGTTTCGGCCTTAATTATTTCGTTTTTTTTTTGACTTAAAAACTTGTTTACGTCTACATCTATTGGCTCAATAGGCAAATCAATATCGCTTGGATTTGTTGGAATTAAATTAGCCGGAATAAAATAATCGTCTAATTGAGTATTTTCCTCATCCTTTCCGTAGTTCATTGCAGAACGCTTTTCGTTTGGCGTAATCCACCACGCTTTAGATAACTGATTTACAATCTTTTCAGTTTCCTCTTGCATCTCCGGTATTACAGAAAAATCAAACTCAATACAAAGTTTGTCGCCATATTTAGGCGCTAACCATCTGTTTAATTCGTCTTTAATTTTTATTAGTTCCGGAATAACTGCGTTTTGATACAATGCTTTTTTAGCCTCTTTCATATTATTATAAGAGGATGATTCAGTATTGTTTAGTAATTGTACCGGCACATTGTAGATATTACATAAATCTTTTATTGAGGCGTTGTATTGCGCTATTAAAGAAACATCAGAGGCGTTTAATCCAAAATTAACCCAAGACATTTTATTTGGAGTTATGATAATATCTCCGGCATTGTCTGAGCCTTGATGCTGACGTCTAAATTTATCTTTTAACTGTTGCGCTTGTACTTCGTTAATGTCGCCCATCTCTGAAGTTAATAAACCTCTAGCAGTTTGGTTTTGTAAATATTTTACTCCCGTTTGTACTGCTTCATTGTTTGTTGTTAATGTACGCAAACCCGCTCTTAATGGCGATTGCCCGTACATATGTGAGCCAGTACCATCATAGTAAGGATTGAAGTCTTTAATGTGGCAGATTTCAGATGCGTCAATATATTTTGTTCCGTTGTATTCTAATTTATATTTAGATACCGGCTCCATTATACCATTAGATATAATTTCCATCACTTGCGACGGCATAACATACAACTCTGTGAACTTGCCAACATTTGCTCCAGTATCAGGGCCAATTCCGTAAATGTATCTATTACCGGTTAATTTACCAAAAGCAATCAATTCAGTAAGCCAAGCGTTATATGATTGTGCCGGATTTGGTCGCTCTAATATTTTATGTAATTCAGTATCTTGTAATTCAACCAATGCGTTTTTTTGCAATAATGACGCCTTTTGTATAGACGCTGCATCCATCATTCCTGAAGTTAAAGCCTTATATCTTTTATAATCGTTTTCGTTTGTCTTTTCATAAACTTGAAACGGAATTGTTGTTGCCGCCTTTGTGATTAAATTTATCAAAGAATATATTGTTGCGTTTTTCTGATACCCTTGCGTAATATAAGAATCATCGTTCTCGGTATTCCAAAGAACAGAATTACCTAGCCAGTTATAAATGGCTCTGTTATATTGCTCGTTTGTGTTTTGATTTTTTTTTGAAAAATTGAATCGGTCAAAGAATGAGGCCATATTTTAAAGTAATATAAAATTTTCGTAAAAATACAAAATTTAAAATTGTTTTTAAACTACAAAAAAGTTGTTAATTAAATTCCTTTCAATAGCGTAGGAAGTTACGTCAATGTGTTCATCGTGTTTAGCGTTTGGAAACGTGCTAACTTGTTGTAAAAACGCATCATTCCAATTATCTTTAACTAGAAAAACTCTACCTCCTTCAATAAATGGCGAGGATGCTCTCGCACGTTCGATTTTAGAGTACCTAACAAAGTTTGTTTTAATTTCTGACACATTGTATCTAGTCTCACGCCTTAATAGCTGCACAAGCGATTTTCCGGATGCTTTAGGCTCGACTAATATTTGCGATATTGGAACTCCGCAAGATTGCACAAAAGAGGTAACAAAGTTTTTTAGTTCAGGCATTTCCAAGTACTTGTCAATGCTTTTAAATATGTAAAGATTGTCGCCACTTTTACCGCTTATTTGTATTCCCGTCGGGTCGTTTCTTGTGTCTTTAGTATAAGCGCCATCAATGTACATTTCAAAAGATATATCGCTCGGTAACTCGGCTCTGTGTATAATATTAAACCAATCTTTTCGCCACTCTCCACCCTCAGGAGGCGACGGGATTTGTAAATACTGACCGCTAAAAGTATATCTGTCCGCTTGGCGTATTGATTCAAGTTCCTCAAAAGAATGTTTCTCAGGCCATAACGCATTATTATCGTCATCTAATGCTGCTAACTTTAAATGATGCCATTGCTCCCCACTTCCGCCATCTAATAAATAGCCACTCAAATCATCTTCGTGTAACCTTTGCATAATAACAATAATAGGAACATCCCTATCATTAACCCTTGACCGAATAGTTGTATTGTATCGATTGTTTATAAACGACCGCCTAACATCAGATAAAGCGTCATCAGGTTTTAATGGATCATCAATTATAATTGCTCCACCAGTACCGGCACCAAACCCAGTAATTGCACCTCCCGAGGATGTTGCATAAACTCCACCGCCTTGCGTTGTGTACCATTTTTTTTGTGATTGTGAATCCTTTTTTAATTGAAGATTCCAAATGCTTTGGTATGCGTCTGAATTAATATATTCTTTTGTCATTGAACTATTATCTAGCGCCAAAGAATCTGAATAAGATAGATGAATGAACTTTGCCATTGGATTTTTAGCAAGTGTCCACGCAATATACATTTTAACTGCTAGTTCAGTTTTTCCGTACCTTGGAGGTATATTAATAATAAGGCGTTTTATCTCGCCCTTATGAACTTTGTGTAGTGTATTGGCTAATGTTTTGTGAAACTCTGCTACTTCAAATTTTTTTCCGGTGTTTTCTTTGAAAATATAACGAGTAAAAAACAAAAGCGAATCCTCACATTTTTGTTTAATTATTTCGTTAATATTCATCGTTTAGAATGTCGTCTATTTTCTTTTTTGCTTCGTTTGATAATTTGCTAATATTCACGTTAGCGTTATGTTTTATCTCTTGCCTTGAGCCGTTTAATCTATGCG